TAAAAAAAAGAATTAAAAGTTCGTGTAGCTTTATGGTTTCACTACCATAAAATTAAGTCGCGCGAGCTTTCATTTCCTTATAGTGCAAAAAGTCCAACTCTAAAAAAAATTGTACAATATACAGAGCAAGAGTTATGGAATGAAATTAAGCGCATACTGGCAGAAAATGATAGTGATAAGTTTACTCCAGGACAACAGTTATATTTTAACTTATTGCACTGTGCGGATGTATCGTATTTTAGTGATAATGACACTATGTTATGGCTTGATGAGTTTATGGCGCTTAAACGCTTTAATATTCCTCTTGCCTCTAACTTAGATGACGCAAGTTATGAAAGGGTCGTCATCTTTTCTGCTATAGATGAAGAGTATAATGCATGTATAAAATTGGAGCAAGATGAGCAAATTCATAATCGAAATAAGAACTAAGGGGTTTACGCAGGCCAAAAAAGGCTTTGAAGATATTGAAAAATCTTCAAACAAAGCTACAAATGCAAAGAATCGTCAACGTCAAGCCACTGCTGGATTAAGAAGGCAAGTTGGTGCATTAAGAAATAATTTATTACTAGTGTCATTTGCTACTGTAGGATTGACTAAAGCATTGGGTGGCTTTGTTAATGCATCCAGGAAATTTGAAGATGTAAAAACCAGGTTAGTTGGCTTAACTGGAAGTATTAAAAATGCAGAAGTAGCATTTGAAGCATTTAACAAAGTTGCTGCCACAACTCCATTTATGCTAGATGATGTTGTAAATGCCGGTGCGCAGTTACAAGCATTTGGATTGAATGCAGAGGCAACATTAGAATCTGTAACAGACCTTGCAGCATTTATGGGAACAAATGCAACAGAAGCTGCAAATGCACTAGGTCGTGCTTTTGCCGGTGGAGCAGGCGCAGCAGACATATTGCGAGAGCGTGGCATATTAAATATTATTAAGACCACACAAGGTCTAGATGATTTATCAAAAACAACCTTACCTCAATTTAGACAAGCACTACTTAAAACATTAGTTGATCCTGCATCAGGTATCGAGGGTAGTAGTAAGCGCATGAGTAAAACCTTAACTGGTGCTATGAGTAACATGCAGGATGCTATTACAAGATTTCAAGCAAAAGTTGGTGACTTACTCACTCCGACATTAATGAAAGCAGTGCAAGCAACAGAAGCATTTTTTAGAGCAATTGATCTTAACGATATTATGTCATTTACTAGACATGTTACCGCATTAGGCGTAGCACTTACCATATATAATGCTAAAGCTATTATTGCTATGACTCGCACTATAAATTTTTCTAAAGCTTTAAGAGCTAGTGCAGTAGGTGCGTTAGCCTTTGCTATCAGCAAGTTATTAGAGTATAGTGGCGCATTTGCATCTAATACAGCAGCTGTTAATACTAACTCTCAAGCTGTGCAACAGGCCGGTATGAACATGAATCAATATATTTCTACTTTAGGGCAAAGTAATATAGTCTTAGAGCGCAACAATGAGTTGCAAAAAATACAAGGACCATTATTAAATAAATTATTTTTAATAAATGCGCAAAATCTTGGTATGGATGATCAGAGGCTTAAAACATCACAATTAATATTTGATACAGAAACATTACTTACTCAAGCTTTTGGTGATAGGTTAACATTCCAAAAAGGTTTAAGTTTGCAGAATCAAGAGTTAAACTTTACAGTAACTGATTTAAAAGAAGGTGAGGCAGAATTTCTTCAAGTTATAACGGATGGCTTTCAAATACAAAAGCAAAATATAACACTTAACAAAGACATGGCTATGTCATCACAACAGCTTGGTAGCGCATTTAGCCAAGTTGGTAATAATCTACGTGCATTAAGCCAAGAAGGTTTATCTGCTGAGAAAAAATTTGCAATATTATTGAAGACTCTTGGTACGGTATTATCTCTAACACCTGGAACGGCAGCAGGCGGTGGTGCAATTAGTGCTTTTGCTAGTTTATTTGCTCATACTGGTGGTTTAATTAAAAACAACGGTATTCAGCGCTTTGCTACTGGCGGTATGGTCCAAGGACAAGACAATATTCCCATTATGGCGCAAGCAGGTGAGTTTGTGATGCAACGTAGTGCAGTTAATAGTATTGGTCTACAAAACTTAGCGCAAATGAATAACACTGGCCAACCTAGTGGTGGCGTTACAATTAACATTGCAGGCGATATGGTTGGTGATGAAGATCACGTTAGGACCAAGGTACTTCCTGCTATAAAAGAAGAATTAAGGCGTGAAGCTCTCGCATAGATTATGGCATTATCTTTTCATGCAAACTTTTCAAACTCTCTTAAGCGCAACAACGATATATTCCCATTGGTGCAGATTGGTGGTAGTTCAACTATATATCTTAGCACTAGAGACGTAACAGTAGATTCTCAGGCCTACGATGGCAGGTTACTTGCTACGCCGGCCATAACATCTAGCATAGACCTACGTAATAGAACAAGCAGAATAAGCACAATATCATTGCGTATTGCTAACGCAGGATATGATGTTACATTTGGCGAGCGCACCAATAAAGTAGTCACAATATATTTTGGTACAGATGGTACGACATCTTCCATCGGTCAATGCTTAAAAGTATTTGTTGGTCGTATCATAGGTATTACAAAACTTACAGAACGAGAAATAACTGTAAGTTGTGAAGATGATGCTGCATGGCGCACAAAGACAGTATTGCAAGAATTTGTCACATCTGAAGCTGGATATAATATGCCGGGTGATAAGATGTTTAAATCATTAAGCTATGGTGCATATACGGCAAATAGTTCTAATGAGTCAACATCAGGAGCATGCTTAAGCAAACAACTAAGACCAGTTAAGTTTGTCGCACATGATAGAGATAGTTTATTCTATAGTGAAGGCTTAACAGATAAAGGCGGTAGACCGCATATATATGTTGATGGTATTGACAAGTTTGTACCTATACAACAAGCTGGCACTGGTTCAACAACAAAATTTAACACCAACAACGTCACTGTGTCTAATGATGACGATCCGGATACAAATAAATCATATTTTCGTCAAACAGTAAGATTATTTCCAAATACAAATGCATCTGCGTCAGACATACCAACTACTATAGATGACACTGGATTAATTGCTAACGCAATTGACAATGACAATAATACAATTGTTCAAGTTACTGCCGTGCAAGGTGGTGATGATCCGGTTGGCGTTTTTGGAGAAATGAGTGGTACGCTTAATGGTACGATAAAATCTGTACGCGCAGTGATAAGAGCAAGAAGCGATATTCCTGCTGGTGTAGAGGTATGGATAAAAGCTGGCGATGGCACTACTATATTAAATGAAGCAATTATAGGTAATGGTTGGAGTCCTGAAATTGGAAATCTATCAGCTTCTTACGTTGATTCAAAAAAAGATATTACTACCGAATGGAATAGTAACGCTGCTGGAGTAAATCTAAACGGCATAATATATGGATATTATCAAGAAGTAGGCACTGGTAGTGCTACATTACAGATTGCTGAGATGTATATTGAGTTTACTACCTACATTCCAATTGACACTACTAACAGCAAAGCGCGAGATCAAGAATTACCACCAGTGCTATATCTTGGCACAGATGCTGATACAATAGAATCAGGTTATACAAGTATTGGAGCAAATAATTTTACACCAACAGAAGTTCATTATAACATCTTACGCAACTTTGGACCTGGTACAAGTTATATAGATAGTACATCTGAATCTGATGTTAGAGCAAACTTTTCTGATAGCGTAAGATGTACCATAGATGACGAAAACATGACTGTGCAAAATGCTTTAGTAAAATTGCAACAAGAAGCAGGGTTTATAAGTTACTATAGGCCAATTAGTGGCAATATACATTATTTAATTGAAGATGCTACAAGTAAATCAATTGACCAAGATTTAACACAGTCTATGTATAGAAATGCTAATTTTGGCACAATACCGCTAAGTCAGGTTATATGGAAAATAAACTACAGATATGATAAGCATCCTGCTAAAGGCACATATTTAAGTGGTGCAAGCACAACTAAGACTGCAACACAGACTCAATATGGATTTGGTGATAATGACAATGTTGTCA